GATGTATGCCTGTCTCTTACCAGTCTCCTTGTCAACTGCCTCTTGTAGATCACAGATGATGTTATCTCCATCTCTTGTGAATACTAATTTAATTCTATCTTCTTCTATCATGGCAAGATAATGTATGCATATATTATAAAGGGGGAACTGACTTTTGTCAATCCCCCTTATGTAGGTTAGATGTAATCCTTCCTTGCGTGGTGTTCTGGTACTACTTTCTTCAGTGTTACTGTGAGTAGTCCGTCCTCGAATATGACATCACCTATCTCGGTATCGTCAGCGAGTGACCATTGTCTTGAGAAGGAACGAGCTGCTATACCTTTGTGAGCATAACTACCTGTTTCTGTTTTCTCTTCTTTCTCTGCTTCTACAGTTAGTTTACCATACTCTGTGTAAACTTTAACTTCTTTCTTTTTGAATCCTGCTAGTGCTATCTCTAATCTGGATAGTACATTTGATTCGTGGATTAAGTTATAGGGTGGATAGTTTGATGGACTTGCGTTCCAGAATGAGTCAAAGTACTCATCCATTCCTATACTGTTCTTAGAAATTTTATCAAATAGTGTTGGTAAATCGGCAGCACTATATCTTTGAATGTTCATGGTGACCTCCTTAAGCGTCGTTAGTTTATGTACCCGAAGCGTACACTACTAATTATAACAGTTCTCTCAAATTAGGAGGGTGGGTACCCGAACACAGGGAAGGTGTGAGATATCTCTCCCATCTTAGCTTTGTATCTACTGATGTATGGCTCTTGAAGGTATGGCATGTATGGTTTACCTGTCACCCTATACTGTAGATAGCTATAGTCAAACTGATACCTGTAGCACAGTCTATCTGTGGTGTCACCTAGCCTTCTATGTTGGACGATACTGTTATCAAATATCAGCAGGTCATCGTCATTCTCCCACCAGTAATCATAATAATATTGTGTGAGTTTAAATTTTATCTCTTCTAATAATCTTACTGACTCCTCTATAGGATAGTCTTTGATACGTGTGGTTGTATTGTATGGGAAGTGTAGTCCCTTGATTCCCGCAGGAGACTGTATCACCAGAGGTATCTCAGTCTCTGGTTCTGGACACATGTTTTTATATACTACGTTGTTCTCATCATTGACATTGATCTTACCCTCCTGAAAGTTATGGATCAGTACCATCTCATCCAGTTCACTACGCATACTCTCACTGAGGCTATAGTAGTAGGGCGATGTCACCATAAAACCAGTAGCACTCTTAGTCATACCATGATCCCCAAGCAATGCTACGCCAGGTGTGAAAGCTATGTCACCACTCTCATTGCTATGCCATAGTAGATCACCACTACCAAACAGTCCGTTCTTCTCTGCTACTCTGACTATATGTCCTGTCTTTGCGTGTCCACCTATCCTCGCATACTCTTCTTTTACTTCTGGTTCTACTTCTCTGGCAGCATAGTTCTGCCTACACTTACCCCACATCTTCATGACATGGTGAAAGTGATTGACGTTGAGACCTGTCTTACGGATGATCATGACAAGCTTCTCCATCTGTAATCTACCAAGTGACATCCATTTGTCACGAGACATATTACTAAAGTCTAGATCATCAATAAAGACACCATAACCCTCTAGGTTAGGTATGTTGTTCAACCTCAAGTTTTCTTCTTACCGATATTATATTTGCTTTCTAAGTTCCAACCACCTTTGTCCTTGTAACTTAGGACTTTGATCTGGCTAAGAGGTGCTACATCTACAATAGTATCTGGTTTCTTAATAGTAATCAGACCCCAGTCACTTAGTAACTGTATGATTCTATTACGACGTTGTACATCGTTGAGTGATAAGTTTGCTGACTTACCATCCAATGCGAACAACTCTTTAAAGTGTACGATATAATACTTGCCTTGCTTATGAAGTATGTGACAGGACTGGTATAACTTCTTCTCTTTTCTAGAAGCTACTCCTATCCTAGTTAATGTTTCTCTTACCTTTAAAAAGTCATCTGGTTCACTCAAGTTTACTTCTACCATTTGATCAGGTGTCCATTTGACTTCCTGCTCAGTGAATGAAGTGCTCATTGTCTTCCTCCCTTCTCATGTTTTTTACGAATGTATTCAATTTGGGGTTTGGTAAGAAGAGTTAATGCGACCCTCGCTTTCTCATTACTATATCCATAGTGTGTTTTGACCAGATCCAAGTCATCGACTTGTTCTTTCTTCAACCAAGGTGTGAAACGTTTACGTTTTCTCAAACTATTTAGTAAAAAGTCATATTGAAGACGCTTATCTAGAAGAGGGTGTTTATTTATTTCATTAGCAAATAGGATCGCATCAATGTGTCCACTGAGACATCTGTTGACAATGTAAGGAGGATAAGATTTAACACGGTCAGGATCGTCAACATACAAATGCTTTTTGGTATTGTTGATAGACGCGAGAATTTCTGAAAGATCACTACTCATAACCAATCTGGTTTGCGGGATGGGTCACGAAGATAATTAGATGCAACCCAAGGTTTGCTGCCAATGTAATTCTTGTAAGCAGTAAAAGTGTCAATGCTTGTGTCATATTTAAACCGTTCGGGCATTGCTCTGGTATAGCTCGTAGGGATATCATTGTTGTTAGGAAATATTATATTAGCATGAAGCATAGTATGCTGACAACTATGTACTTTGTTGTATCTATGTGTGTACTCAGCACACAGAGCAAGACCATGACGTATCAACCAACGGAAGTTAGTCTGTGCCCATACTGTACAGGGATGATTACGAAACGCACCCTTCTCTGTCTTGTATGGTTCACCATTAAGTTTAGGTAAGTCACCGAAACCATGACCCCACTTATTAGATGCTACAATAGATAACATTTGACATGTCTCTAGTGGCATCTTGACAATGTGTTTGTCAGGTAATACTTGAGCAGACTTGATAGGGTCAGGGTCGGTAACAAATATATTCATAGTACTGGTGGAGTCTTAGTATATGCTTTGTAGTCAGGAGTGATGTTCATAGTCAGAGTCAATCTCCTGTTGTCAGTATCATTATAACCTGTTTTGTGGCGAAGCCAAGAGGGGAAGAACACAACGTCACCTTCTGAAACACTTATCCTTCTCCAAGGATGATTGCCACTGATAGGTTCTGCTGCTCTTACTGCTGTCATGGGGTCATAGATCCATAGGTCACCAGAGTTCTCTGGTTTTAAAATGTATGCTGTACATGTAAGACCAACACCATGATGATGTTCATCAGTATAGTCCCACTTGTAATGTTCATTATACCATGAGTTAGATATAAAGTGTGGGTATCCCTCGTACCTCCATGCTGTACGTAGGTACTGCATCTTCTGTCTTAACCATACCACATACTTATTGTTTACTTCCAAGTTATGTGGGAAGTGATTGCTAGGTTCTAGTATATTGAATAGATCAGCAGTGGACTTACCACCTTCTTCTAGTGCTGAATCAATGTCATACTTGTCAACCATGTCAAACAATTCATCTGCTGCCTTGACCTGTTCTGATGTATCAAACTTAAACTTATCTTTATATACAACAGGTGTTGAGATGTTGATAGGTTTCATGTAATGATTCTTCTAGGTCCGTTGACACCTGTGCGGTGTTGATTGATTTCATAGATCGCTACTGATCCTGTGTTCAATGTGACATGTACTTCGTCACCTTGTATCAGTGCTTGTACAGCACCTCTGGCAAAGGTAGTAAGGACTCCTCTGCGTGTATGATATAGAGAACAGATTCCGTTCTTGACTCTGACTCCTAAGCTTCCTTCTGGCATGAGTAGTTTGTAAGTAAAAGTTCACGTCGTCCCTGTTGATTCTTCATGTAATCACCAGTAGACCTCATAGTATAAGTATGATCCCAATCATACGAATGCCATTCCCAAAAACGATCAACGATCTTCTTCGAGTTATTATATGATATCATAACATTGCCCATTGTGTCATCCATTGTGTCAGCAAATCGTGTATGATCAAATCCTTTATGTAGTTTTCCCTTCTCACCATATAGATTATCTTTGATACTGTATGGAGGATCAGCATAGATGAATGTATTGTCATCACATGTCAGTGAACCTACTCTACCTAGACAATCTTCTACTAGATCAGCATAGTCTACACATGTTATCTTCCACTCACGTATCAGTTCGCCATACGCAGGGAGTTTCTCGATTCCACGCATAGTCCAGTTGTTATCTGATGCTTGAGGAGAGAATGATGATGACTCAGTTAGACCTGAGAAACTACACTTATTAATAACATAAAACTTTACTGCTCTCTCAAGATCAGTACCATCTTTGAGACTATCTTTGTAGTCATCAAATAATTCTCTTGCCTTATCAGGGGTATCATACTCTTCTTTTAGATCTTTTAGATCTGATGTTAACTCTTCTCCATCCTTTTGTAGTTGTGCCCAAAAATTATAGAGTGGTTCATACATATCGTTGACCCAGATAGGTAGGTCTGGATACTGTTTTGTCATAGCAATAGCAAAGCTACCACCACCCAGAAAAGGTTCACGAAACTCTGTGATATGTTCTGGTAGGAACTGGAATAGTTTTGATACTGCTCTGGATTTACCGCCAGGATAACGCAGTGGTGTCTTCAAAGATTTCATAAGTAAGTTGCGACTAAAACGACACGTCTTGTTCCGTTACATGGTTGTTCGATACTATGTAACCCTTCAAATATAATTATATCATCTTCTTGTGGTTTATGCGACTCCCCTTCAACATTTGTAGCACCACACTCAAACTGATTTAGATATACCACTATGTTATGTGTATCAAAATCATGATCCATATGTACAGGTGTAGTCTTACCATCAGTTTCATGTGTACAGTTGACATTGATCCTAAGTACACTCTTGACCTTGATATTGTTTGCCATAAAGATTTCTAAGAGAACCCTGTTAGCAATGTCCAACCAATCTGATTGTTGAGTAGGCATGAGTGCTTCTTCATAGCCAGGTCTTGCTAATATAGTGTGACTATAGTATGCGGGACTTGCCTTGTCTCCATGAAAATAATTCCAAGGGAAGGCACTGCTATTAACATCACTCTTGAACCTACGATAGGTTTGTGTTAATGGATTATCTATTACTTGAATTGACATTCTACCATGATCTCCGTAAGTGCTGCTAGTAGATTGATCTCCTGATCAGCAACAAATGCTATCTGATACTGATACTTTGCGATGACTAATACAGCAGCGGGTATACTACTTGGTTCTAACTTAGCATACAATGAATCGTATAAACTACGTAGTATAATATTAGGATCGTTGTCTAAATTATCAACAACCCACTGTCTGACATTACTATAATCTTTCCTTGTTAGAAAGTCAACTAACTTGTCAATGTTAGTATCAATCATAGCAGATAGTATACCTGTGTCAATAGAACCAGAGGTACCATACCTCTGACACTCATTCAACACTCTTCTCCAATCAGGAAAGTATCTTTGTATGAGTTCTGCTACTACCTTCTTATCATATGTTATCTTCTCTTCTTCTAATATATTATTCAACCTACTAAAGAATGATGCCATGATCTGTGGTTTCTCATTCTTCTGTATACCAAACTCTATACAACTACACCTTGAGTGTATAGGTTCTACGATCTTATTCTTGAAGTTACAAGTGAATATGAACGAACAAGTCTTATGAAATTCCTCAATGAATCCACGGAGGAGAAGTTGTACGTCGTGAGTGGTATTGTCTGCCTCATCAATAATAATGACCTTGCGTGAGGATCCACCCAAGAGGGAAACAGTTGATGCAAAGTTTTTCGCTTGACTCCTGACGGTATCAAGGAACCTGCCTTCGTCAGATCCGTTAATAACATAATAGTCTACTCCTAATTGTTTACATAAAGCTTTGGCAACAGTAGTCTTACCTATCCCTGCTGTACCTGACAACAATAGATTAGGGACGTTGCCCTGATTAACTATTTCTTGGAATGTATCTTTGATACGTTTGGGTAGGATACAATCCTCAATCTTCTGGGGTCGATACTTCTCGACCCATAGGAAGTCACTCATGCTAAAACTGTGTTAATTAAGATCCGAGTTTGATGCTCGGATGGGGAGTGTCCTGTATGAACATAACTCCCATCAAATAATACCATACGTCCTGCCTTCGGAGCAATAGTCCTCTTGATAGGTAGGTTCTCAGGGTAAGATGTTGCCCACTCCTGTTTGTGATCGTAGATCACTGTGTCACCATCTGTATCATTCACATAGATTATACAAGCAATGTGTGGTTCTTCTATGTCTATGTGAGGAGGATGTATGTATGGGGGTTGATGTAGTATTGTCATGTCCAATCTACATCTAAGGATACGTGTACTCTTTGCTACATCAGTTACCTGATATATTAGAGGACGTATCAAATCTGCTAGACGAGTATTCTCAAATTCATTTGGTTTCCATGGAGGTAGTAGACCTATAGAAAAACCATAGTCTTCTATTTTACTATCGTCATATCTACTGAGAGATTGTGACCCTTGGAAGAACCAAGGGGTACCCTCTGGGTCAGTAGCTTTTTGAATTTCACTGAGGTATGTGGGTGATACGAAATCATCGTAAACCTCAATATCAATTTTCCTCATAAGTTGAATCAGGTTCTAGAGCAATAAGATAAACAACTCCATCGGAGGAGACCCACTGACTAGCACCAGACTTACTGATTCTTACATTGTAACCTGTGTTAGCGTTACTGTAATCTAGTTTAAATATATTTTCTGACTTGAGGTTGAAAGAGAATGTGGCATCAGTATTACCCACACCGATAGAGTATGTGTTAGAGGATGCGTTCTCTCTATCTCTGATCTCTACAGATACAGTTCCATTCTTACCTACGATAGCGATGTCTTCTAGATGACCGTAGATTGATAGAGCAGTTCTAATTCTATTAAGGTCACCAATACTTAAATCAAACTCACATTCTATACTAGGTAACTCTGGAAACTCAGCAGGAGGTTGCTGTACGATAGAAGGATCAGCAAAGAAATATTTTGCCTGTGTTCTATCTGTCTTGACAGTAACGTATGCTTCATTGTCAAAGATAAGATCTCCTTGGTTATCAGTAAGACTCATAACTTTAAGGAACTCATCTAGATCATAGATAGCAAAATCCTGTGGGAATGTTTCCTCAACAGGTGTCTTAGCAAGAACGTTCTTTTGTATTGATAAAGAAGATAGTTCATTACCTTCTTTAAATTGAATCGACCTGTTGATCTTAGACATGTTGGTCAAGATTCTAATGGTACGATCAGATAATTTCATTGGTGTTTGTGTGCTCACGTTTTCTAGAAAAATGATATAGTAGGACGCAGTAATGGATTGCCTTTAAGATGTCACTCTCTGGAAATCCTTTCTTATCATATCGTGCCAGATACTTAATAGCATTTGAACGACAGAACGCAGGAGCGTCACCCACTGCGTTAATAAGATCTAATGTTTGTATGCCATCAGCACTTGAATAGTGTTTAGCATATGTACTCCTGATATAGTCAACAGCACTGCTGAGGATTTCATCCTCATTGTACTTACAGGGAACAGGAGGAGATTTACTCTCCACCTGTTTCTCGAAACTATTCATAGAGTCTGCCAAAAGTTCACTTGCTGATTTTAACTCATGTTCCATGGTACTCTGTTTCTTTTCCTTTGTCAACCTCGAACTCTACATCAGCATCAACCTTGTCATACAACTCAGAGAATGCTTGCTTAGTCTCGTCATCAAATCTATTGATACAAGTAGAGATTGCTTTTGCTTTATCGTTAAAGATAGCATATGCTTTAGCGATGTGTACAAGTCTACGTGTTGAGATAACTTCATCAATACCACCGTCCTTGAATGTACGACGGATGATGTCTGCCCAATCACATAAGTGCTTGATGTAGTCCTTGTCCTCACAGTGGAAGGCAAGTATCTTTGCTTCGGTCACAGGTGTAGGATACTCCTGCTCGAATGTGATAGGGAATCTCTCAAGGAATGCTTCGTTCAATACGTTAGTACCTACGAATCTTCCGTCATCAGATCCCTTACCTTTT